CTGGTATCGAACTGCACAAATTGCAGGCAAAAAAATGCCCCGACCGATTAAGGTCGAGGCATTTACTACACTACAAAAAAACTCCAAAGAACAAACAAGAAAAGCAAAGCTACAACAGCAGCCGAGGCTAACTCGCTAAGTATTCTTTTCATTTTTTCTTTGCTCCCTAAGTGCAGCCAATTGCTCTTCTCGCGTCCCTCTAAACAAAAGCAGCATTGCTTCGCGGTGCGCCGCTTCCCTATTCGCCTCGTGCATAGCAGTAACAAATTCGTTGTTGCTGTCTTTGCTATACTTTAACGATTGATCAGCATGGGCAAATGACATTTGCTCATACGCTCGTCTACGGTGCCACCTAAGTGACCGTTGAGTCTTACTCATACTATCTACTCCAAGTTATTAAGGTTAAAAGATGGGGCCATCCATGGCCCCTAGTGAACTACTTAGCTTTGGTGAACCGCAGCTTCGCTTCTACTTTGCTACGCTTAAACGTGGTGACTTCTTTGCTGCTTGCTACCACTTCATCGACAAGCTTCTGGGCACGCATGGCCCAGTCTACTTGCTTCTCAGTGGGCTTATCTAAGCCCCCCAATTCCGCCTGAGCGATAACAAAAGCAGCGAATGCCTTTTGTGTAGCGGTATAAACTACCTTATCACCTTGTAACTTAGCGCCCTTCTTATCGCCTTCGCCCTTCGGTGCTACCGGATTATCCAGCGCCGATTTCAGAGCGGTATAAGCGCCCTTAATGGTATAGCGCACAATATATGCCGCACCATGGTGCGCATTCCACTTAACTTCGAAGGCTACCTTCGCCTTCTTAAGTTTATCGCCAGTTAACTCAGTGTCAGCAAAATGCGCTGTCCTAGCGTCTTTTAAAGTAATGCAATTACCAATTTTTGATTGGTGCGACTTGTCCATGCCGTTGATAATCAAATTCGCTACCTGCCGGACTGTAGAGTCCTTCGCATTCCATGCTGGCAGTACTGGGCACTTAGCGTTATTTAACGCTTGCACTAATACCTCTCTTGCTACCTCCTGTGCAATGCTAGTCTTAGCGAACCTGCTAGTAGTCGCACCATACTTAGCGAAACCATCTTCTACTTCAGGGACGCTAAGTGCTACTTTGACAGCCTTAGTGGCCGATGCTGCTTTTACAATATTGTCAATAGACATACTGTTCTCCATATTCAGGGGCGTTACACTCGTTGGTGTTCGTTGTCCTGATGGTTCCCATAGTAGGGAATTGGTTTTGGGACAATTGCCAGTGTCTCAAAACCGATAACCAAAAAAGATGGTGAACCGACCATGAATTTTGGTTCACCATGGAAATGACCCACCCCCTACCCTATACCCCAAAATTCCGAAGGCTCGCCAGCGCGTGTATACATACTAATCCAGACAAATCTTTTGCATTTCCCCACGTTTTTCATAGTAAAATTCGAAACCCGCCTCTAAAAAAATTTTTTGCAAAAAAATAACAAACTCGGCATACTTCGTCTATCCCAGTATCACTGGCGCGAAGGCACTATGGCTTTACAGCTAACCCCGGAACTCGGCATCGAGATTCCTAAAAACGTGAACTACATGGACTTAGCTGTTCGTGCTGCAGCCGCGTGTAAAACGATTGCTGAACTTGAAGAACACGGCGTATCTCCCGGTGAACCTAGCGAGATTGATAACGATGTTGCCGCTACGCTGGCTATGGCTTACGCAAAGGACATGGAGCGTACTTCTAAAGAGGTAACTGATTCCCGCCTCGCCACACTAACAAGCGCCTCTCTTGTCCAAACCCACCACATACTCGAAGAATTCGGCGCTCTAGTTGCGAATAACGCAGCAGAGGTGCGCAACACCGTGGTCAACAAGCTAGTCCTAGAGACTGAAAACCCTGATGGGCGCATTCGCATCCGCGCACTGGAGCTACTAGGCAAAATGGGCCACGTAGGTTTATTTGTTGAGAAGAAGGAAGTGGTGGTCACACACCGCTCTAGCAAGGAACTTAGAGACAAGTTGCAGGAAAAACTGCTGACCTTAAAGAAATCTATCAGCCCTGAAGGCGAAGTCATCTTTGCAGATGATCAAGAAGAAGAACATGAAAGCCCAAGCTGACGTAACGCCAGAAAATATCCTACCCAAACCAAAGCCCGCTGACCTAGCGGGTGATTCCCTGTCTCCCGACGAAATTGACCTCCTACTTAAAAACATCAACAGCTACTCTAAAGCGGAAGCTACAGAGATACTGGAGAACTTAGAGGCTCTGGAAGAACGGAACACGATAGATGGGGCGTACAATGACTTGATTGCTTTCTGTTGCTACATGCAAGAGGACTACATTGTTGGGAAACACCACAGGATACTAGCCGATCTTTTTATGGAGTTGGAAGGTGGACTAACTGAGCACGAAGACGGTACGACAACAGGCAAGGATAGAGCGGCGGTGAACATGCCGCCTCGTCATGGCAAGAGTATCCTAACGTCTTTGTACTACCCAGCGTGGTATTTAGGGCGTAACCCCACTAAAAAAGTAATGATGGTGTCGCACACTACGGACTTGGCAGTAGATTTTGGTCGTAAAGTGCGTAACCTCATCTCCTCACCGAAATTCCAGAAGATATTCCCGAACGTAGGGCTGTCTAGCGACAGTAAGTCGGCAGGCCGGTGGAACACAAGCGCGGGCGGCGAGTACTACGCCTGTGGTATAGGCTCCTCGATTGCAGGCCGTGGTGCGGATTTGCTCATTATTGACGATCCCCACTCGGAGCAAGACGTAATTAACGGTAATTTCGGAGTATTTGAAAAAGCCTACGAGTGGTTTACCTACGGAGCGCGTACTCGACTCATGCCGAAGGGAAGGGTAGCGGTAGTCCAGACAAGATGGCATATGGATGACCTGACGGGACGGCTAGTCCGAGACATGGCGACCAACGACGAGGCTGATACATACCACGTTGTTGAATTTCCTGCTGTGTTTGAAATACCAGAAGACTATTACGTAACTGTAGAAGAACAGGCTGATGAGGATGGGTTCATGCAGCCTGTCGAGATTGAAGTATCCCCAGATAGCCCGATACCGATAAGTGCGCTGAAGAAATCAAGGGTAAAGGAGAAACCGCTCTGGCCTGAGTTCTTTACCTTAGCCGCACTCCACCGAACCAAAGCTTCAATGCCCCTGTTCCAGTGGAATTCCCAGTACCAGCAGCACCCCACTGCAGAAGAAGCTGCTATTATTAAGCGAGAGTACTGGCGGGAATGGCAGGAGGAGGAACCCCCTACGTGTGAGTACGTTATTGTTACTTTAGATGCTGCAGCGGAGAAAAATAACCGCGCTGACTATACGGGCATCACACGCTGGGGGGTGTTTATGAACGAGGAAGAGGAGGCGTATAACATCATCTTATTAGATGTTATACAGGAGCGCTTAGAATTCCCTGAGCTTAAAAAGCGGGCGAAAGAGATTTATGCTGACGAGCAGCCGGATGCGTTTATCGTAGAGAAAAAAAGTAATGGTACACCCCTATACCAAGAAATGCGTAGAATGGGAATTCCGGTCACCGACTACACTCCCCACAGAGGCTCAGGGGACAAAATAGCGAGATTGAACTCTGTAGCAGATATAGTATTATCCGGTATTTGCTGGGTTCCCCGAACGCGGTGGGCTGAGGTGCTAGTGGATGAAGTGGCTGCGTTTCCGTTCGGGAGCAACGATGACCTTGTTGACTGTACCATCATGGCCCTTATGCGGTTTAGGCAGGGAGGCTTTATTCGCTTACCTTCGGACGAAGCAGAAGAGCAACGATACTTTAAGCGTAGAACTGGCGGCTACTACTAATGGATATAAAGCTTAGTGAACGGCAGGCAGCGGTCGCTAAGCGTCAAAGTATATGTGCGGAGTGCCCTGAACTAATAAAGAAAATACAAATATGCAAACAATGCGGTTGCTTTATGCCTGCTAAAGTCTGGCTAATAGATGCGTGGTGCCCACTACAAAAATGGGGCAAAGAAGAATTATAGTTGGCGGATACTACTAATGGCAGAGAAAACCAGATACCAAACATGGCTTGACAGCCTAACGCCCAAGGAAGAAGCAGAGCGTAAAGCATTGATGGAGTTGAGTGACCAAGAGTATATGGCGGAGCTACAAAACGACCTACCTCCAGAGCTTAGGTTTGGCGGGGAGTTTGGTGGGATAAGTGCGTTGGGTTACGGCGACGGTGGAGACGACCGTGCTCAGATACGCAGCTACACTACGTCTAACGGGGGGCTGCCCTCAATATTAGGTTTATATTTACCGTCTGAGCGACGATTAGGTCAACTCACTAACAAACAAGCTAGAACAAATGCAATAACTGAATCTGATATTGTTGATTACATAATTGGGCCACCAGACTACGAAGTGGAAAACACTACGGAAGGGCGAAGCAAAGGTATTTCGGTGTTTTCTCCCACTGGTAAATTAGGCGCAGGCGGCAAGTACGGCTCTAAGGAGGGATACATGCCTGAATACGAACCCCTAACTAGACGGTACGAAGAACCGTTGCGGTATACATACGCGCAAACCGTACAGCACGAATTACAGCACAGAGGGTTTGACCACCCCGCCTTTTTAGACTTTTTAGAAGAGACGGAGGAAACGGAAAACGGTCGACCACTTAAAGCACGCGAGGAGCATAGGTTTATTGATGCTTCCCCAGATTTCGAGCGGAAACATAATGATCAGGAACTCTACCGTAAAATGCTATCTAGGTTTGAAGAGTGGTTAACGCCAGAAAAACAAGAGAAGTATGGTATTCGCGTGCCCGTTAAAGCATCAGTACCAACAAAAACGTCGGTACTAGATGACCTAATTAACTTTATAAGAGGTCAGTAAGATGGCTATTGAGAAAGGTTTATACGACTTGCCAGAAGGCATCGAGGACATGGAAGAAGGCGAAGCCATGATAGCTATAGATGTCATGTCTGACGAGGGTGTTGAAGTAGTGCTGGAAGACGGCAGTGTTGAGATTACTTTCGGGGAAGAATCGGGAGACTTAGACGACGCGCCGTTCGATGCCAACCTTGCTGAGTACCTCGATGACCAAGCACTTACTAAGCTGGCTAACGATCTCATTAGCGCAGTTGATTCTGATGTTAACTCACGTAAAGACTGGGCAGATACTTTTGTTAAAGGACTAGAAACCATTGGCATGAAAATGGAGCAACGCTCTAGTCCGTGGGAAGACGCGTGTGGTGTTTACAGTACAGTTTTGGCCGAAGCGGCCATCCGCTTCCAAGCTGAAGCCATGAGCGAGACGTTCCCTGCTTCGGGGCCAGTACAAACTAAGATTCTGGGTGAGATTACTCAAGACAAAGAAGACGCTGCCTTACGTGTTAAGACAGATATGAATTACGAGCTGACTGAGGTAATGACGGAGTACCGTCCTGAGCATGAAAGGATGCTGTACAGCCTAGGTTTAGCCGGTTCAGCCTTCAAAAAAGTGTACTACGACCCTAATCTAGGCCGTCAAGTAGCTATATACATCCCTGCTGAGGACGTAATTGTCCCCTACGGAGCCTCTAACATAGAGCAAGCCGAGCGGGTTACGCACGTTATGCGTAAAACTAAGAACGAATTGGTCAAATTACAGGCCGTAGGGTTCTATCTGGACACTGATCTGGGCGATCCTGAGCCTTATCACAGCGATATTGAGGAGAAAAAGGCCGAAGAAGGTGGATTTTCTCTTAGTGATGATGAGCGCTACTGCTTGTACGAGATACATGCTGACCTAGTTATCGACGGATTGGGCGAAGAAGCCGAAGAAGGGCTAGAAATCGCGCAACCTTACGTGGTTACGATAGAACGCGGCACTAATACAGTGTTAAGTATTCGCCGTAACTGGAACCCTGACGATGGATTGACGCTTAAACGTCAACATTTTGTCCATTACGTGTACGTACCGGGGTTTGGGTTCTATGGTCTTGGTTTAATTCACATTATTGGGGGCTACGCTAAGGCAGGAACGTCTCTAATTCGCCAATTAGTTGACGCAGGTACGCTTTCTAACCTACCGGGAGGCTTAAAGTCTCGTGGATTGCGGGTTAAGGGTGACGATACGCCTATCGGGCCGGGTGAATTCCGTGATGTGGACGTACCTAGTGGGTCAATACGGGACAATATCCTACCATTACCCTATAAAGAGCCTAGCCAGACGTTATTGGCACTATTAAACAAGATTACTGAGGAAGGTCGCCGTTTAGGTGCCATATCCGACATGAATATCTCTGACATGAGCGCAAATGCGCCTGTTGGAACCACTCTTGCGCTATTAGAGCGTACTCTCAAGCCTATGGCTGCGGTGCAATCCCGTGTCCATTACGCAATGAAACAGGAATTTAAACTCCTACGGAAGATCATTGCTGAGTATGCACCGATAGACTATATGTATGTGCCTGACCGTGGCGAGCCTAGAGCTAGACAAGCTGACTATGCCACGGTGGAAGTGATTCCCGTCAGTGATCCTAATAGCAGTACGATGGCACAGCGCGTTGTGCAGTATCAGACTGTTATGCAGATGGCGCAGGCCGCTCCTCAAATCTACGACTTACCTCAGCTTCATCGCCAGATGATCGAAGTCTTAGGGGTTAAGAACGCAGACAAGCTAGTACCAACAGATGATGATATGCACCCGCTTGACCCAGTAAGCGAGAATATGGACGCCCTAGTAGGCAACCCGATCAAAGCGTTTATGTACCAAGATCACCAAGCGCATATCGCTACACACCAAGCGTTTATGCAAGACCCAATGATTGCTCAAACTATTGGGCAAAACCCTCTAGCAAATCAAATTATGGGAGAGCTGCAATCGCACATAGCTGAGCACACTGCGTTTATGTACCGCCGTCAAATCGAAGAAACACTAGGTGCGCCTCTGCCTCCTCCGAACGAAGAAATGCCGCGAGAACTTGAAACACAGATTGCACAGCTTCAGTCGAAGGCAGCTATTCAGCTTACGCAGCAGCATCAACAACAACAGGCGCAGCAGGAAGCACAGCAAAAGGCACAAGACCCGATCATTCAAATGCAACAAGCGGAACTGCAAATCAAACAGGCTGAACAGCAGCGGAAAGCCCAGAAAGATCAAGCAGATACGCAGCTTGATGTTGCAAGACTACAGCTTGATGCAGAAAAAGCCCAAACTACCGCGTCCCTTGAAGCAAACCGCATAGCCTCGCAGAACGACCAAGCGCAGGCGAAGAATGACTTAGGTGAAGCCAAGGCAATGATGGACGCTGCAAAAATACGGATAGAGAACGACCGTACTGAAGCCGAAGCACAACGGGACAGAGATGAAGCTGCCCGCAATAACCGAGAGGATAGATAATATGGAAGGTGTTGATCATTTCAAAAAAAACGGAACCTTGTTTAAAGGCAATACACACAAGATGCCTGATGGCTCTTTGCACAGTGGGAAAACTCATACTAAAAGTAGTGTGAAGTTATTTCACTTAAAAGACTTGTCTGCTACGGCAAGAAAGAAAGCTAAGTAAGAGGTAGTAAGTAATGACTACAACCGTCTTTGACGTGCTGAATTTAAAACTTACAGAGCTTAAAGGCTCTAGCGAAGAATTCTTGAACTCAGGTGGGGCTAAAGACTTTGCCGAGTATAAGGAGGTGTGCGGTGTGATTCGAGGTCTAAACGCTGCATTAAGAGAAGTAGGCGACCTTTCGCGTAACTATATGGAAGATGACGATGACTGAAACAGTAACAGTAAGTGGAGTAACGGCGGAAGCGTCAGTATCTCCGGCTATGACTGCACTAGAAGAAAGACGTAACGAACGGATAGCTAAAGAGGAAGTTCAGGATGAAATAGCGGAAGCTCAGATTCCACGCCCTGTAGGCTATCGAGTGCTAGTTGCATTGCCCAACGTAGAGGAAACTTTTGAGGGCAGCGGCCTTCTTAAAGCGCAAACTACACGTCGTGAGGAACAAGTGCTCTCTAATGTAGGAACCGTACTTGATATGGGCGACCAAGCCTATGCAGACAAAGAACGGTTTCCTACTGGTCCTTGGTGTGAAGTGGGTGACTACGTAATGTTTAGAGCAAACACTGGCACTAGAATTAAATTGGGTAGGCAAGAATATCGCCTAATGAATGACGATTCCATTGAAGCTGTCGTCGCTGATCCGCGTGCTATCACGCGTGCGTAAGGAGTAAGGTATGGCTATGCAACAAGTAGAGTATGAGTTCCCTGACTCAGATTCAAAATCTACGGCGGTAACGGTAGATGTAGAAGAAAAAGAGGATAATAGTCTTGAGGTAGAAGAAGCTGTAGGTCGAGAAGACATGAAAGTTCCAGCTAAGGAACTCAAGTCGGAAGAGATAGAGATAGAGATAGAAGACGATACCCCTGTAGCAGATCGAGGACGCAAGCCTTCTAAGCCTCCAGAAGAAGTGACCGATGAAGAGCTAGAAAACTACTCTGATAAAGTTAAGGGGCGTATTAAGCACCTTAGTAAAGGTTATCACGACGAGCGTAGAGTAAAAGAAGCTGCGCTAAGAGAACGTAACGAACTGGAAAGCTACGCTAAGCAGTTGGTTGCAGAGAATAACAAGCTCAAAGGTACTGTTGATA